TCAAGAACTGGTATGGGTGCAGGTGGTACTTTATTTGAGCCGTTTAACCTAGCATACACAAACACCTATTTGATGTCAGGTAGCATGATGGGTGGCCTAGCAACATATGACATGTTTGCAGGATATCAAAAGTTAGTAGGACGTATGTTCGGTAGTTATATAGAATTTAACTGGAAACCAACTACTCACATTTTAAATATTTTACAACGTCCGTTTGCACAAGGCGAGCAGATCCTAATTCAAAGTTACAATTTCCGTCCAGACTGGGTATTGCTACAAGATATCTATGCCAAACAATGGCTTAAAGATTATGCCTTAGCTACTGCTAAAATGTCTCTAGGACAAGCACGTAGCAAGTTTGGTAGTATTGCTGGCCCTGGATCACCTATTACGCTTAATGGTACTGCATTAATTGGTGAAGCTAAAGAAGAACTAGTAAACTTAGATAAAGAATTAGATAACTTAACAGCAGGCGGCACCGGGTATTACTTTATAATTGGTTAAAAATATTTTGACCTTGTAACAAAACTGTTATATAATAGCATATCGTTAGGAGATGCTATGATTATAGGTGTGTGCGGTTTTATTGGTTCTGGCAAAGATACTATTGCCGATTATCTTACTAACTTTCATGGATACCGACGAGAGTCATTTGCTAACAGTTTAAAAGACGCCGTTAGTGCAGTATTTGGCTGGGATCGCACTATGCTAGAAGGTCGTACAACACAAGCTCGAGCATGGCGAGAAGAAGTTGATGCTTGGTGGGCAGAACGCTTGAACATGCCTAATCTAACTCCACGCTACATCTTACAATACTGGGGTACAGAAGTATGCCGTAATGGATTCCACGATGATATGTGGATTGCCAGCTTAGAGAATAAACTACGCACTAGCAAAGACGATATTGTTATTAGCGACTGCCGATTTCCTAATGAAATTAAAAGTATTCGAGATGCAGGCGGCATTGTTATTCGTGTAAAACGTGGTGCTGAACCTGAATGGTATCGAGATGCCGCTGATATGAACGCCGGCGATAAATGCATGAATTGGATGTTGGCTAAAACTCGTATGGAAAAACTAGGAATTCATGCTAGTGAAACAGCATGGGTTGGAACCAAGTTTGACTATGTATTAGAAAATAACAGTACTATTGACGATTTGTATACACAGGTATTGTCAGTTATAGGTCAGGGACAAGATCTCCCTGTCTCCACTTAACTCCTTCTTTGTGTAGGACTCGTGTGCAGTTAGCACAAACTGTTTTTAAATTTGTATGACGGCAATTGTTTAGATCCCCGTCCACGTGAAACACTGAAAACACATCGGCATGCGGGCTTCTAAACCCGCATTTATCACACGCTGATTTCATTCTATAACCACTAGTAAACCACCGTGGTAGCTTAACTCCTCTATTACATGCACCGCATTGGCTTCTGTAATAGGGATTTCCATTTTTATAGTAGTTAACAGCAACAGGGTTGCGCCCGCACGAACATAAAGGTCTCATATTTTATTTAAGCCTTTTTACAGCCTTTTCAAATAGGTGTATTAGCTATAAATTATCCAAAACCACTAAATACATACAAGAACATGTACTCATTGGAGATAAAAATATGGCTCAATTAAGTTCACCAGGCGTAAGCGTAACAGTTATAGATGAATCATTCTATACCCCAGCAGCCCCAGGTACCGTACCACTACTAGTAGTTGCTTCAGCAGAAAGCAAAATGAATGGCGCAGGTACTGGTATTGCACCGGGCACATTAAAAGCAAATGCTGGTAAAGTTTATTTACTAACAAGTCAAATGGACTTGTCAAACACATTCGGTATTCCAAAGTTTTATACCGATGCAAACAATAACCCAATCCATGCTGGCGAACAGAATGAATACGGTTTAGAAGCTGCCTATAGCTTTTTAGGTGTAAGCAATCGAGCATATGTAGTACGTGCAGATTTAGATGTATCACAATTAACAGGCGAAACATCTGCTCCAGCAGGATTGCCAGCAGATGGCACATTCTGGTTTGACACAGCTGACAGTAAGTTTGGTGTGTTTGAGTGGAATTCAGCTGCCGCTACAGTAACTGGTGGCCAGACATTCCAAGAACAACAAAGCGTTGGCAGTCTATCTGTGATTACAGATAGCACTAAAATTAATAGTGGCACTGGTGCTCCTTTAACTAGTTACGGTGCAGTCGGTGAGTATGCTATCGTAGCAACTACTACATTAAACAAATTATGGTTGAAAAAGTATCAAACAGATACAGCTGCCGGCACATGGGTTGCTGTTGGTTCTAGCGCATGGGCCGCAAGCTGGCCAGCTGCCACAGGTACTACATCAAGCCCAACATTGCTAACCAGCGATGCTATGGTAATCAATGGTTACTCTGTGACAGGTGCTACATCTTTAGCTACGTTTGTTACAGCAGTTGCCTCTCATGTAACTGGCGTTACTGCCGCAGTGATTAATGGTTACTTAAATCTTTATTCAACAGGTGTTGATATTGTTATTAGTGGTTCAACTTGTGCTAAAGTAGGTTTAACAGTTGGTACATATAAAGCTCCAGCAGTTACGTTAGCTCCACACTTTAACGTTCCATTATATCGTGCAAGCGATGTTCCATCGTCTGTTAACGGATACCCAACTGGATCAATTTGGGTTAAGACTACAGCAGTTAACAATGGTGCAGATTGGTTCATTAAGAAATACAATTCAGCAACTAGTTCTTGGATTCAACAAACTGTTAAAATGTATGCTAACGGCCAAAGCGCATTGGCAGCATTAGATCCAACAGGCGGTGGTTTAAACCTAGCAGTTGGTGCAACTTATGTAAAATACAATGACGATGAACAAAGTCCAGCTTATGCTGATTTTAAGATTTATGGTCGTAGCGGCGTTGGCCCTACAAACATTACATCGTCTCCAATCGGAACTGGTACATTTACAGCAGGGTCTAACAGCTTTACTATACAAGAAAGTCTAGTAGGAAGCAGTACATTAAACAATGCAATTACTGTAACATTTACAGCAGCCGGTACTACAGCAGACGTTAACACAATTTTAGGTGCAATTAACAGTGCGCTTGACTCAAGTGGTAACCCATTTGCTAATATTATTGCTACTAGCAATGCATCTGGTCAAATTACAATTACACATACTAAAGGTGGTGATTTCCGTATAGTAGACGGTGCAAATATGCCAATTGGTAAAGTGTTTAGCATTGGTGTTACAGCTAACTTGTACGCTAATCCAGCTGGTACATCAAACGCATATGTAGCTAGTTTATGGACTCCAACAGTTAATGGTAGCGCATTTGCAGCCGCAAGTGATACACCTCCAACAACAACTCCAGCAAATGGCGTGTTGTGGTTTAACAGCTATCTTGATGATATTGATATCATGGTTAACAATGGTACTACATGGGTTGGTTACTTAAATTATAATCAGACATTAGGTAGTCAAAGTACAACCACTGATCCAATGGGACCAATGGTAACAGCTACACAACCAACAGTACAAAGCGATGGCACACCATTAGCTAATGGCGATCTATGGATTGACCCTAGCGATACTGAAAATTATCCACGCATTTACAAGTTTAACTTCTTGACTAAGAAATGGGTATTGTTAGACAACAGCGATCAAACTACAGAAAACGGCGTATTGTTCCATGATGCACGTTGGAGTGTAGATGGTACAACTGGAACCCCAGCTAGTATCGTTAGCTTGCTATCAACTAACTTTGTAGATTTTGACGCTCCAGATCCTGCATTATATCCAAAAGGTATGTTGCTATGGAACCTACGTCGTTCAGGTAACAACGTATTGCGTTATGTATCTGGTTATGTTGATGTAACTGCACGTAACTTACGTTTTGGTAATGCATTGATGAACACATACTATCCAGATCGTTGGGTTAGCGATGCCGCTAATCAACCAAACGGTGCTGGTACATTTGGTCGTAAAGCACAACGTCAAGTTGTTCTACAAGCTCTTGGTGCAACAATTCAAAGCAACCAGCAGATTCGCGACACTGACAGCAGAATATTCAACTTAATTTCATGCCCTGGATATCCAGAAATGATGGCCGATTTAGTTGGATTGAATACTGATCGTGGCGAGACAGCATTTATTGTAGGTGACAGTCCTGCACGTTTAACACCAGATGCAACTTCATTAAGCAACTGGGGTAACAACGTTAACTCAGCAGTAGGTGACGGAGATCAAGGTTTAGTTACAACTAACGCATACTTAGGTGTTTACTATCCATGGGGTTACACAACTGATTTGATCGGTAATAACATTGTTGTTCCTCCAAGTCACATCATGTTACGTACAATCGCATTAAGCGACAACGTTTCTTATCCATGGTTTGCACCAGCTGGTGTACGTCGTGGTGGAATTACAAATGCGGCTTCAGTAGGTTATGTTGATCCAGTAACTGGCGAATTTAATTCAACAGCATTGAACATTGGCCAACGTGATACATTAGCTAGCATCCATGTTAATCCATTAACATATATTGGCGGAACTGGATTAGTATGTTACGGACAATACACACGCCAATTAGTGGCAAGTTCATTAGATCGTATTAACGTAGCACGTTTAGTAGTATATCTACGTAGACAGTTAGCACAACTAGCTAAACCATACGTATTTGAACCAAACGACACAATTACACGTAATGAAATTAAACAAGCGGCAGAGGCATTACTATTAGAACTAGTAGGTCAACGTGCATTATATGACTTTATCGTAGTATGCGATACTTCAAATAACACACCAGACAGAATCGACCGCAACGAGCTATATCTAGATATAGCGATTGAACCAGTTAAGTCAGTAGAATTTATTTACATTCCACTACGCTTAGAAAACACCGGCGCAATCAAAGGCCTTGGAAAATAATTAGGAGATATTAAATGTCAATCGCAGCCTTATCAAGATTTACAGTACCATTAGCGTCTGATCAAAGCGCCGCTTCACAAGGCCAATTAATGCCTAAGTTGAAGTATCGCTTTAGATTAAACTTTGAAAACTTTGGTGTAAGTGGTAGCACAACAGAGATGACTAAGCAAGTTGCAGAAGCGGCTCGCCCAAGTGTTGAGTTTGAAAATCAAACCATTGATGTCTATAACAGCAGAATTTACTATGCTGGTAAGACTAAATGGGGTCCAATTACTATTAAACTACGTGACGATGTATTAGGTAACGTTAGTAAATTAGTTGGCGAACAAAATCAACGACAGTTTGACTTCTTTGAACAATCTAGTGCGGCATCTGGTGGTGACTATAAGTTTACACTACGTATTGAAATGCTAGACGGCGGTAATGGTGCCGAAGCTCCTAACGTATTAGAAACATGGGAACTATATGGTTGCTATCTACAGAAAACTAACTGGAATGATATTAAGTATTCTGATCAAACTCCAGTAATGATTGACCTAACTATTCAGTATGACAATGCTGTTCAGAAGGGTGCAACAGCTGGTTTAGGTACCCCAGGATTTGTACAAACACGTGGCACAAACTCACTAGGTTCTTAATAATAAAAACCCACTTAGGTGGGTTTTATTATAGATGATCATTAAGTACGTAGTTTATTTTTTTAATAAATATTATTATGGCCTTTACCGCAACTAATAATTTAAAATCTGATCCTGTTATCAATCTTAGAGATTGGCAACATGCTGCCAAACTGTTTGCTGATAATCAGTTTAGGCTTGCCCCTAAACTTGACTTTCAGTTCCATGTAGCATTTAGTGTAAACAAAGCGGCACTAAGAAATCCAGAGCTTGTACAAAGATATTCTAACGAAATTAATATGTTGGTTAAGAATGTAACTTTACCTAAATTTTCAGTTAGTGTAGATAGTGTAAATCAATATAATAGAAAAAAGAACGCACAATTTCATATTAATCCCGAAGATGTTACTATTGCATTTCACGATGATAACATGGGATTAATTAATCAGTTGTGGCAAAATTACTATACCTATTACTACGCAGATCCAACTAGTGCATCAACAGCAGGAGCATATAATCGAAATGCTACTCGTAGCAGTGATTATATTACTACACCCTATGGCTTAGATAATAAAAGTACAAATCCATTTTTTAATTACATTACAATTTATCAAATGGCAAGACACGAGTATATTAGCCTTAAATTAATTAATCCTATTATTAAAACTTGGAATGGAAACAGTTTAGATTATTCTAAAACTACTACACACGATTTTACCATGCAACTTGCATATGAAGCAGTAACTTATGGTAATGGTGTTGTGACTGCAGGAGATCCAGAAGGATTTGGTTTAGAACACTATGACACTACTCCTAGTCCATTGCAAGGTATTAATCCTGACCCAACAATAATTCATCCAAGTTTTGTTAATAATTTAAATTCAACAAGTGTAGCAGTATCAACCCTTAATAATACTATTAACACTATAAACAGCTATCAAAATACACAAGTTCCCCCAACTGCAGGAACTCCCGGACTAACAACTGCCTCTCAATTGCAAACTATTAGCGGTGTGCCTGGCGTAGTTTTTCCAGTAGCAAGTAATTCTACAAATACAACAGTAGCCACACCTACAAAATTAGGGGCATAACACATGAGCATTAGTATAAATTTACCTCCACCACAAAATACAACAGTTCAAGATGTAAGAACATTTTTTGATAATTATTTTGTTGCGCCTGTTAGTTTTCCAGCAAATGAAATTGACAGCACAGTTGCATTTTTTACTAAACGAGGATTTGATAAGTCAAGCGCATCTAGTACAACTATTGTAATGTTAAATCAAGCAAGGATTGACGGAGTTAGTGTATTTCAATTGTTAGACATGTTGAAGTCATTAACTGATATTCAGCTTGGGCAAGTAGTAGCACAAATTTTAAATAGCTATAGAGAAAAAACAAGTATCCTTGGTTACAAGATAGCAACTGTTGAAAATAGTTACGAAGCACGTAATATTTTAGTATAACATGGCTAAGTTTGCACGGGGAAAGTTTGTGATGAAAAACCCAGCAAAGTA